AATTTTACGACAGCAGATAGAGCCACCTTGTGGATGGATATTAAGGATACACTTCCAGGAATGACTAAACAAAAAGGTGTTGTGATGAGAGCCATAACTATCGGTTGGGGAATATATAATGTGGAGAATGATCGTGGTACATTAGTCTTTGGAAATTAAGAACCTATATTACTTACTCATCAGTCTCATTCTGACTTGGAGCATAATGACCAGATTGGCGTAGATTTGGATTCATATAAGGGGGAAGATTTGAAGTGTACCAGGAATTAGAACTAATCTTTACAAGGGGGGGCATATCTGAGTAATCATCATCTGATTCACGATATTTATTCTCTAGATTCTTCTGATGAATCATATCGGCATAGGCCTTGAGTTGTTCAATTGCCTTTATATTACGAGCCTCATTCTCTGTATCATATGTATTTACTGGAGTAGTTCTACGGAATACAGATGTCATCATTGTAGTTGTCTTTTCACTAGAATCGTTATCGAATTCATCATCTTCGGCAACTTCATCGCTGCCTTCATCATCATCATTATCATCATCATTATCATCATCCTCGTAAATAACTTCTTCAGTAAGATTATTATCCTGGCTTACATCATTCTCCTCAACTACAGTATCCGTTTTTACAATATGGTTATTATAGTAATATGTAATTACATCTGATAAAGCATAATACATACCAAGGAGAGACATAATAGAAGGAGTCACTTGTAAACTGCTAGTTGAAAGAATATAACAGGTACCAAGAATCCAGAGATTAAACAGTGTATTCTTTAGATTTTGATACTCAGGCTTCTGGAATTTAGCAGCGCGAAGATTTATATTTTGGATGTCATCAAAACTAACCATCTGTGTGATACAATATAATGGCTTACATAGTTTGTCAATTTTTACCCGGCATTTACTTATCATGGGTCAAAAGTTGAGCCGGCGATTCACTATAAAATGGGTATGTCAGTTATTACGTATCGCCTTGAGCTCCTTGTGACTGAGAAGGGTGTCCCATTTTACCCTGTTGTGGGTACGGTTGAGACGCCGTCTTCAGATAATGCTGGATATGATCTGAAAGTTGTGGTCGATCAGCACAGTTCCACAATGGCAGTCTTGGTCCCCCTTGGTGTTAAGGGGCGAATGATTCGTTATTCTCGGGTAGATAATGATATATCTACTGGAGAAGACTGTCATTTTACTCTTGAGCCTCGCTCATCCATTTACAAGTCCGGATTTATTATGGCAAATAGTCGTGGAATTATTGATAAAACGTATCGTGGTGAGCTTATGGCTCCAGTAGTTTCTGTTGGGTCATCTTCAAAATCGATTGAGGCTGGTACTCGTCTCTTTCAGATCATCGCACCTGATATGGGCCATATTTCTGAAGTTGTCTATGTAGACTTTCTTCCAGAGACTCAACGGGGGGCAGGTGGGTTTGGAAGCACCGGACTTAAGTGAACACATAGACTAGAAGATAGATGGATATTAATCAAAAAGATGGATATGGGACAAAACAACCAAAGGGTTCCGCAACAACCTTATTAGATCTTGTATCACGAGATATACAAGATAATATTCTTTTTCCATTAAATACAAATATAACAAGATTTACACGAGATGAGGGTATACGGACTGTACCAGCAAGCTCTGTCTTAAGAGAATTTACTTTTCGGGGTCCAGCCGAATTTGGACAACGCTTTACCTTTGAATTGGGAGATATTAATTGTGGAGATTTGATTCAAGGCCTCTTTATACAGATTCAGCTTGGAGACTGGCTAACAAATAGTTTACGTGAGCAGCTACGGAATGGTTCAATGGGTTTCATAGATTCTCGGACTGCCTGGACTTATATAAATTCTCTAGGTACAGCAATTCTTGAGGAAGCGACCCTTGAGATGGATGATCAGATCTTAGAAAAGATTACTGGTGATTCTATACATGTAGTATCAAGCTTATTTCCAGACTTGAATACTCAACTTGGTGTAGCAGAGGTTGAAGGTTATAAGACTCTTCCAGAAGTAAAGTCGTGGGATGGCACGCGAGCACTTCCGACAGAGGATGGGTGGATTACTGTACCACTTCTATTTTCTATGTTACGTGAGCGGCTGACTGCGACATTTCCTCTTATTTCTTGTCGTTCTGGCACAGTCAGAATTCGTGTGAGTCTGAAGCGATTTGATCAATGTGTAAGAATACTTTCTGGATCGCGTGGTTCTTGTGACGATACACCACTATCAAAGACATTTCAGATTCACGATCCTAGGACTCCAGGGGGTCGGATTAGCACAGTGACAACATTAGCAGAAGCACCGTCATTTAAGAATATTCAGCTTTTGACGTATGGACTATTGGTTGATGGACCGTATCGTGAGATGTTACTACGGCAACCGTTTGAGCGTCCATACAGAGAGATCCAGCACTTTGATTTTACAGAGCCAATGAAATATGTTGTGAATAAGTCTAGTAATGACATTGTCACTATCCAGCTACCCCTCGAGGCCAATCAACCGGTTGAGGAAATTGTGTGGTTCTTACGACGAAAGGCTGCTATTACACTGAATAATGATTGGACGAATTACAGTGCGACTCTAGAGAAAGATTACAATCCAGTTTACTGTCCAATGGAGCCGTTAATGCTTTCAGGAAAGATTCAAGCTAATGGAATGGAGATTACTTCACAGGATGAAGCGTGGTTTCGTTCTCATATTTCCCGTGCCCACCGTGGTGGAAAGGCTGCTTATGATTCCTATATTTATGGTTATTCGTTTGCTCGTAATCCAGGAGAACATAACCCAACCGGCACAATTAATGCGAGTCGCCTAAATTCTTTGCGACTTACCTTGGATGTTAAAACGCCATCTGGTTCTGATACTGAATGGGAGATACACGTATTTGCTTTTGCAATACAGTGGCTAAGATTTGAGAATGGTCTTTGCAGTAAGGTATTTATTGATTGATAAAGTGTATTTATAAGATATACTGAATGGAACAACTAGATATAGAAAGTCTAGTGTTTGATAAGTTATCAAACGCTTGGATAATGGATAATAAACATATTAAGGGTAATACAAACGTGAGAGGCGCTTTAATAGTAGAGCGATGTAGACATATAACGTATAAGAATAGACAGTGCCTTAATTCTGCAAATATTCTTTCTGAAGATTCTCCGCGTCTTTGTAAAATACATATAAACAAAGGATTAAAGAGTAATAGGAAGGATGGTGGCGAGTTTATTAAAAATCATCTCAACGGGGATGCAAGATGAACGCTTACAGGGTTCAAAGGATCAGCCAGATTTATCAGCATTCTCTACGGTTCTTATAAAGGCTGGACGATATTCGACAAATTGGGCTCGAATTGACTTCGATGTTAATTCAGATTTCGGTAAGAGTTCTGTTGCTAGATTACCTACACAAGGTGAGTTAATTGGGAGAGTATTTCTAGTTACACATATGCCAGATATACAAACACCACAGGTAATAGCACAGAATACTCTAGTAAATGGTACAAAACCAGACTTCGTGGGCCCCCATTTTGGTTGGACAAATAGCTTAGGTCACGCCCTAGTCAATAAGGCGTCTATTTATATTGGTGGTACGTTGGTGGATGCTATTCCAGGTCGGTTGATGGAAGTCGTTGATGAATTTCAGACACCGTTAGAGAAGGTAACAGAATCTAGTCGTCAGCTTTGTAGAAAGGAGAACGGGTTCAATCAGACAACATTTGGAAATAATAGTACCTCACAAGAAGTTGTGACATTATTGCCATTCTGGTTTAGTCGTGGAGATCCAGGATGTTTATTGCCTATAGATGCCTTGAATACAGATGAGGTTCGTATTACGATCGATTATAATCCGATTACGAGCCTATATTATACTGATTCACGTGCGGTAGATTCGAATGGTAGTGTTGTTCAAACAAATATTCCAGGGGGGTCTTTATGGACAATGGCAAATTCAGACTTCTATTATGCTGATACGAATGGTACAATAGTTCCTGGATTAGAGTCATCCCTTCAACCAGTAAAAGTTTCAAAGTATCCAGATATGAATATGCCGTCAAGATATCAGATGAAGGATTCATATCTTCTTGTTGAATATATTTACCTGGATAAACCTGAGGCTAATAGATTTCGTCTAGCAGATATACAGGTTCCAATTGTCCAACATTATACAATGGACCCGGTTGATAATCAGAATACAAAACATTCTAGGATTCGTCTTATTATACCGAATCCAACGCGTGATATATTCTTTTATTCTCAGCGTTATGAAGCTGCTGGCTATAATGCTCACTTCCTCGCCACACGAGATCTATCTGGCACTCAGGTACCAAATGCTCCTTGGTGGCCAGATGCTGAAGGGTTAGATGAGAGGATATATGGGTCGTTAAAACCAGGATTTTCCAGGTCTTATTCCGAGCCATTGCGGTGGTTATCATTAAACTACGCCGAAACGTTATGTCGTTTTAGCACTGAAAACGTAGCCTTATTCAGATCTCTCCTGCCTTCTATTGAGCAGAGAAAGGCTCCATGGATAAATCGTTATTACTATAACATACCCTTTGGGACTCAGAATGGCCTCACACCATTTTCGATGCCAATTACTGAGGCAAATTTGGATAAGATACAGAGACTTCATTTAATAGTAGGATTTCACGGAAAGACCGGTGCAATCAATGATGATTTCGTGGATCGATATATGACATATGTCTTTGCTGAGACGTATAATATATTTCGTGTCTATGGAGGACGTGGAGCAATGATGTTTGCTTATTAACGCTTCTGAATTTATATCTATATATAAATAAATGAGTCGTTCTTCTTCTCCTCGTCCGAATGAATGTTGTACAAATCCCGCAAATCCCTGGATACAAGATTCTAGTGGAAATTATCCTAGAGGAGGGTGTAATTGTAATTGTCCCTGTGCTGGTAAAAAAGGTGCTCTAGGAATAAGATATCGTTCGGCATCTCCCCCTCGTAATATACCTATCGCTGAAGAAATCGCGTATTTAGACGGTAGGGCAATTGCTTTTTCTAATTCATCTGGATCTGTAAAAAAGGCTCTAGATGCGGCTATTATTTCTCCTAGCTCATATACTGGATATGTAAATAGTATCTTCTCACAGAACGCAGCTTCTGCAGCAAATCTTAATAATTTACAGAATACACTTGTACCTCAAGCAGCTTCAGTCGCCGCTGCATCTACTGCTGTTGCTGCTACAAGAGCTTCACGATTAGCATATAATTCTATGTCTGAAGCAACATACGCCTTAAAAAATATAAATAATGTAAATAATAAAGATCTTGCTGCATTGGTAGCAAAAGCTAAACTTGCAGCTGATGCCCTTGTTCCAGCCTCAAACGCTACAAATGTAGCAGCGTTAGCGGTTTATAATACCGCATCTTCTATAACCTTAACTGCAAATACAGCTGTAACAAATGCTAGCGCTGCTCTAGTTCAAGTAGAATGTACTGCTGCTACGGCCGCGTGTAATGCTGTACCCGGCTCTACACAGGAAAAAGTTACAGATCATACAAATATGATTGCTATTACAACAGCAAAGAGAAAGCTTGAACTTCTTAAATCCGATGCCACTAAAGCTCTTTCAGCAGAAAATGCTGCAAATGCGGTTGCTATTACAACAACTAACGCGTATATAAGTGCTCTAGATGCACAATTAAGAGCTGTAGAAGCAAATAGTATCTTTCTTAATATTGCGTCATTAGAACAAGTAGCTATTAATGCCAAGACTACTTACGAAGGTAGTCCAAATAATCAAGCATTTATAAATGCATTAAAACTTGCGAATAATAATTTGGCTGCTGCGGAAGCACTGCTTCCCCCAATAGATAAATTAAATGATCTTGTTGTTGCTACATCTGAAGCACTATCTCTAGCAAATACCGCTGCTGCCAATGCTAGAACGCTATCGGCATCTTTAGATATTCAAGCAAGAAACGCAACTGTTCCTGTCTATAATCCAGTTACAGCTCAAATGATTGCTAAACAAACTGCTGCTGCAGAGCGCTTTGGAGCTTCGGCGGCGGCGGCGGCTGCTCGCCTTGCCAGGCAATCTGCTGCCCCTCCAACCCCCCCTTATATACCACCTGCTCGTAGCGCTGTTTATAGTGTACGCGTACCGCAGCGATCAGATTCTGATAATAGAAAAGCATCTGAGGCTAGAGCACTAAATGCGTTTAAGAACATGGCTCAAAATCCTAGATTTTATAATCCATATTAACCATCTGAATAAATAAACAAAACAGAGTATAAAAAAATCATCTATTTCGTTTTATTCCTTATTGTAAAATTGAATGCGACGCCACCACTATGTAAAGCATACAAGCAAAATGGCATACTCTTCAACTACGATTGAGATTCTTCTGATCAAGGATAAGTCGGTAAACTCTGGTGATGATAAGATTACTATCACCAAGAATCTTCAGTATAACGAATTCCAGGTGAAGTATACTGAGGTGGCTGCTAGTCGTACTACCCCCCTTGTGTATAAGTCTTCTGGGATGTATCGTGAAAAGATGGTTGATTACATCCATTTGCTGTTAAAGAGTCAATACGCGGATGATGAGCCATATGGTCATGTTCAAATAAATGTCCCCTGTATGCCTTGTGTAATCCTATCAACAAAGAAATTAAATGAGGCGTATTTCCGTGAGTATCTTGAGGACTTAGTCTTAATGGGTCTAGATATGCTAGAGACTACCGAAATTGTTAAGAAGAAGACAAAGCAGGTTCTGCCGACGCCGAGCTACCGTGAGACACCGGACTACCAGAATCACAACTACTACCCTGATGATTCATACGCAGTGCCAAGCCGCCGTTCAAGTCTTCCAGGGACAGTTCCACAGCACCTCTTCTGGGATGAGTAAGTTAATCTATTCCAAGAGCAATTATACCAAATAAACAAAGAATAAAACCAGTTATCTTATAAAAGGTAATTTTTTCCTTGAAAATTGCTATACCAATAATTGCTACAAGAATATCGCTCATGGCATCCCATAGAATATTTAATTCTGACATTCCAGTGAATGATAGGCCACTATAAAACATCAAGGGTTGTAAAGAATAAATTATCATAGTAAGTGGAAACACAATGATATTTTTAATCATGCCAAGCTTATGAGCTTTAAGAAATGTCATAGCAATTCCATCAACTGAAGCCAAATATAATGCGTATAAATATTGATAAATCATCTAAGGCTTTCTTATATATAGATATAAAATATTTGAAAGAATATACGTTTAACAAGGCGTTCTAAAATAATGGTGCTGTGTAAATAAGTGTAATAATATATTTAGACAATGAATGTAGCGTGGAGTGATGGTACTTGGGTGTATAATTACCGTGGAGTACATAAATTAAGTACTCCACGGTAATGTGTTATTTCTATAAATATAAAGCATAATTATCTAAGACTAGCAGATATCAGATATGTTATATGAGATATGA